GGCAATAAATCAAGAAACAAATAAAGAAGAGGTTGTTTTTACTATTGTTTTTACTGAAACAAAAGAAAATAAAGACAAAATTAACCCAACTAACAAAATGCCTTTTTCTCAAATCAAACAAAAAACAGATGGACATTTTTACCCATACGGCAATGAAATTGCCGAGACATCAAAAAACATTAATTTAATTCTTTCTGATATTATTTCAATCGCAAAAAACCAAGGCTTTGGACAGGCCGTAATGTATTATGATACTGAAAAACCGCCTGCGATAACAAAGGCAGGAACTACACATGTTATCCAAGTACCAAACAAATCAGGTAACAGCAAATTTGAATTTGCTAACCCAAATCCCGATTTAGATGGCCATTTAAATGTGGCCCTGGCGATTGTTAGAATATTATTGTCAACGAATGATTTAACCACTGATAAAGTCAGTGGGGAACTAAATGCTACGCAGTTTTCAAGCGCGATTGATAGACTTCTTGCTGATTCCGAAACAATTGAAAATATAGAAGACCAAAGAAAAAAATATATTTCTTCTGAAAAGGGAACTTTTGAAAATGTCATTGCTCAATTAAAATATTTAAAAAGTATAAATAAATATCCAGAAGACTATCCACCAATTTCAGAATCAGAGCTTGATGTTCTAAAATATAAACTTGAAACTCTTTTTAATTCTCAAAAACCTATTATTACAGAAAAGGAAAGCGCGGAAAATATTGTTTATCTCCATGAAAATGGATTAATTTTATCTTATGAAAAACATATGAGGTTTAGTAAAGGTATGCAACGGCCAGAGGCCGAGGTGCGTGAAAAAGAAATTAAAGAAGAAAAAGAGAAAAATAAAGTTGATAACCCTGACGAGGAAAATCTCGATGATAGATCAAGAAATCAAAATCAACTTGGAAAAACTGGTAAAGACGAACAAGAAAAGGTTCGAGACATTGAACGACAACGACAAGACGCTATTGGGAAATCTAATCTTAGGACAGATAAGAAGAAGGACGAGAAAAGGCAAAGGCGTAACGCCAAGCGGTAAAGAATATGCTTTGCAATCGAAACCGTATACGCAATTATACGCAGGGCAAAAAGGACAGTCAAAAGTTGACTTGACATTGTCTGGTGATATGCTTGAAAATATGCACGTATCGAAAGTGGGTGAAAATGACGTTACAGTCAAAGTCAGGGACGAAGATTACGGGAAATTACGAGGTGCCGAGGAAGGCATTTTTGTTTCCACACAGAGGACAAAAAACGGAGTGGCAAAGAAAGGTTCACCGAAAAAACTTATTAAACGGCCCTTTTTCCACTTGTCAGAAAACGATAAAACAAAGATTGTTAATAGTGCCGGATTTAAAAGAATTTTTGAGAGGGCATTAAAGAGATTGAAAAAATAAATACTGAATTGAATAATTCAGTACAAAATGGAGCAAGAAAAATGGGAATGAGAGTAAAGACGAATGTCGTAGATGATCCGAAACCGAATGGTGACGATCCAATTATTGACGAACCTGCAAATGTTGTTGATGATCCTAATGTTTTGGATGATGATCCGGGAGATCAGGATGATATTGAGCTAACAAAATTAAAAGACCAAAACGCTCAATTAGCGGCAACAAACAATCGCTTGCTTGAGGAATCCAAGAAGCACAAAAGGTCTAAACAAAAAAGCGAGGACGAGAAACTAAGAATTGAGGGAAACAAGGACAAATTAATCTCAAATATGCAATCAAGGATCGATGATTTTGAGGCAAAAGAAGACAGCGAAAAAGTGGCCGGTGAATTATCACGAGAAGCGCAAAAACGTGGTTGTCCTAACTGGGATTTAATGTATAATGCCGTTTCTTCTGATGTTCAAATTAATCCCGATACCGGCGTTGTGGATGGTGTCGAGGCGTTTTTTGATGCTTGTGAAGCGGATGAGAGATTAAAAAAACAGTTCTTTGCCGATCCTGAACAGGTTAAAACTGATAATAGTATTCCGACCAATCCTGTTAACTTATACCGGACAAATCCAGCGGCCTACTTAAAAAAAGTGCGCAAGGATACGCCGGAAAAATATAACGAAACGGTTGCAAAGATGCAAAGAGACGGTTTGATCAGTTAGTTTTTTGTTTTCTATATTTTTTTCAGGGAGGAAAAAATGTTAACGAAAGCAGAATTATCAAATATTATAAAAGAAGTTTGGTCAGAGGATTTTTATGAGGATTTATTGCCCGAATTGGGTATTGCTGGTTATGTCAGCAATGACTACGAGGGCGAAATCAAGTCATTTGGAGATAAGGTAAAGATACCTACAATTTCAATCCCCGGGCGTGCGCAGATTTTGAATCATGACAATGAAGCGTACACCGTACAAGTGCCACTTGTGTCAACACAGTCTTTGGAGATTAATAGATTGGGCCGACTATCAGGCCAGTCCAAAGAAACAAGAGGCCTTCAGAAAAATGATTGCGCATGAGATTGCGCGTGCAATGGATCAAGATATCCTTGATACAATGGCACCGACCACAATTAACACAGGTAATGCAGCAATGACATTAACGTTAATTAGGGCCACAAATAAAATATTCAACAAATTGAATATTCCAAAAACAGAACGATTTGCCATTTGTGATGAAGAATATATGGAGGACATTTTGGGATTTGACCAAGTCTTGAATAAAGATTATGTTTCTTCATCATCGGCATTGTTGGAAGGTATTTTACAGATACCTCTTTACTCGTTTACATTTGTCGCGTCGAATCTTTTGGGCGATAATATTGCGAACTTTTGGCATAAGTCCTTTTTTACCCAAGCGATACAAAAAGGCGCAGAATATAAAGAAATGGATTTGGAGGCAAGCACAAATGTAGCTTCAAAAAGAATCCGTGGTAAAAACTTGTTTGGTTCTAAGCAGTTGGATGCAAACAGAGCGTACCGAATAACTGCATAATTTTTTTAAAATAAGCGTGATAAAATAGTTTTATTGCGCTTATTTTTTTAACCGAGGAATAGGATAATGAATTTTTTTAGACCAAACAAGAAATCATATGAATTAGATCAGTGTCAGCAAATTGAAAAATTTGTGAAAGAACTTAAAAAAGGTTTGAAAAAGTGGCAAATTGTCCAAATGCCTCATGATCAATTGGTTTTGTTCTATGAATTGGAGAAAAAGGGGTCGAAAGAAGTTGTGAAGGTTGAACCGGAATTAGAGGTTGAATCAGAGGTTGAACCGGAATTAGAGGTTGAGAAAACAGTGCCTTTTTCTCCAAGAAAAAGAAACGACATCAAATTTTAACAGAGTTAAATTTTAACCGAGGATAAAGAAATGTTAAAAGTAGTTTGTTCAGGATTACGAGGAGTGAAACAAGTTTTTCATTCTGTTTATGATTTTTCAAAAGATGGCGGTGTTGATGATACTGCTATGAGTCTATTCGACTTAAAAGCGAATATGATTATTCATAACGCTTGGTATGAAGTCGAAACCGCGCCATTGTCGGCCGGTGCCGCGACATTGGAAGTTGGTATTACTGGTGGTGATACTGATGGAATTTTTGTTCAAAAAGGTAAGGCCGATTTGACAATTAATAAAGTATCGGGTGACGTTGATAAAGGTGCACACCTATTTACGCCGGGTGATACTGATGATTATTCCATCAAGCATACAGCGGATACCGATATTGATTTGTTGATTGGTACTGCGGATTTAACTGCTGGAAAAATCCATTTTTATTTGGAATGTAGCGCAGGTTATTAATTTTTTTTGTGGAGAGTATTTTTTAAAATAGTGTTTTTGAAAGACGCGTAAAATAAAAAAATACTCTCCACATTTTTTGGATAAATTATGATAACTGAATATCCTTTTGACGTTCCCGGTAATTATCTTTTTGATTCTAATAAGATTAAAGTTGAGAATGGCGAGGCAAGTTTAAAGAGTTTAGTTAAGTTAAGCGAAACTTGTTTTTGTAATTTTGATTCATTGGCAGTTAAAAGATCAAGGGATAGCGGATCGGAAGTTGTCACGCCCACAGGCGGCGCAGATGTTTCTGGAAAATGGTTAGATTTGGCGCATGATGATGTTAGATATATTGACATCGATGCCGATTTGAACGCCGACAGTCAACAAACAGGTTGTATTCGATTTAAAATAAAACCAAATTATGACACCACACCAAGCTCTGAAATGGTATTTGTTGTTAATTGTAAAGCAAATAATGACCTGATTAACTGTATTTTTATCAGACACAGCGCATCGGGAGCTTTAAGACTTCATTTATATGATGAGGCCGGAAATCTTGCAAGCGAAACCTTGCTTGCATATTGGAGTCCCACACTGGGACAAACTTATGAACTCGAGACAAATTACGACTTCACCAATGGGGTTACGCAGGTTTTCATTGATGGTGATCCAGTTGGTGCAGAGATAAGTAGCACCTTTACTCGTAATGCTGACATAGGGCTTTTAAGATTTGGGGCCACATATGCAGGGGGAAATAATTCTAATTTTTCAATCACTGATATTCAGATATTTGACGAGGTTCAACATACTTCAAGTTTTACAAGTGAAGTTCCACGAGTAGAACCAAAAACATATTCGACGGATAATCCCACAATAACAACGTCTCCGCAGGCCATGGACGCATTGGAAGGGTTTGAAGCAACAATTACTAAGGCCGGATCAGATGAAATCAAGCACATCATAAATGATGATTGGTTTGACACTACATGGAAAGATTCAAACGGCACTTATCCCGAATCAAATGTGGGGGCCGACATTGAGACAAACAAGGCAACATTAGATTTGGCGATAGGATACAACGTTGCAATTAAATCGTTCTTGCATTCAGAGGATGGTTATTCAACTCCATTGCTAAAAAACGTTAAATTAACTTATAATTTTTTTGTTGCTCCATGCGACGATGCAAACGAATGTATGATAAGCGTAAGGCTTGATGATATCTTTCAGGATTTAATAGATTTTACTCCGCTTGATGCCAAGTTTGTTATTGAAGTACCAATATCATTTCAACAATGCGATAAAACAGTATTCCAATATGTTTATGAGATTGATTTTGATTCGACAGGATACGCGGAAAAATCAATTAGAGAAACTACAAGCGTAAACAAAAAAATAAAATTTAAAATAACATATAAAGATCAAGACAATGAGATAATAACAATTAACTATAAAGACGCAATGGTGCCCGATGCAAAATCAAAACTATTATCTGAAATTACGAGTATAGACTAAAGGTAAAATATGCACTTACTATTAAAC